TCAATCCTTGGCCTTCCGGTCATCGTCGATGCAAACGTCACCACGACCGCATCAACAGATCAGGATCGAATCTACGTCGTAGATCTCAATGAGTGCCACCTCTGGGAAGAGGCAAACTCTCCAACCTACGTCAAGTTCGAAGAGCCAAACGGCAAGGTTGCTCTCAATATCGTCATGTTCGGTATGAGCGCCTTCACCGCTCTCCGCTACCCAGGAGCGATTGCTCGCATCCAAGGTACCGGACTCGCAGCGCCTAGCTTCTAGTGCGCTCTCGTTCCCGGCAAGGTTCCCTTTCCCTTGCCGGGAACGTTATACCCATGATCGGCTGGATTGGGCGATCATGTTCCTAGTCCCAAACGTGAAAGTTCGAGAAAGTCGATCATGGCTATAACTAACGGCTACGCAACACTCGCAGAGATCAAAGGCTTCTTGAGCATCCCGGTCTCAGATACCGCAGACGACACTCTTCTCGAAGGCCTTATCGAATCAGCATCTCGCAGCATCGATCGCATCGCTAACCGTCGCTTCTATCTGGATTCGGTTGCGAGCGCACGTCTGTATCGTGCCTATTCTGACGTGTTCGTTTATACCGATGACATCGGCACATCCTCAAGCCTTGTCGTCGCCATCGATGAATCCGGCAACGGAACCTTTACAACAACTTTGACACTCAATCAAGACTTCTTGCTCGATCCTTTGACCGCAGCATCTAAGGGACGTCCCTTCACACAGCTCACGATGGTCTCTAATACGACTAGCTTTCCAATCTTTCCGGGTCTATTCAGTAACGGACTTCGCCCCGGCGTACAAGTCACCGCACGATGGGGATGGCCGTCGGTGCCAGACGATATAACGACAGCATGTCTCATCCTCACAGCGGATCTTTACAAGCGCAAAGACGCTCCCGGTGGAGTACTCGGTCTCGGTGATCTTGGAGCGATTCGCATGTCGCCTCTTGGCCGTGATGTGACCGCTATGGTTCGCGCCTATCGGAAAGAGACTCTGGCGTGATTCCATCCACAGTACGCGACAACATGAAAACGGCTTTGCAAACTGTCTCTGGACTTCGCGTATTAGATACTTTGCCAGATAGTGCCAATATCCCTACCAATGGCGCTTTGGCTGTCGTAGGAATGCTTGATATGACCTACGACTTTACCCTCAATCGCGGCTTTGATAGCGCGACTCTAAGTGTTCTTGTGATTGTCGGACGCATGAGCGAATCGGCAGCACAAGATCGGCTAGATGGCTACCTGCAATCTAGCGGTGCTACTTCGATCAAGACCGCCATCGAAGCAGACAAGACTTTAGGCGGCGCCGTTCAGACGTTGCGTGTTACGCAAGCCGTGAGCGGTACAATAACGGTCGCGAATATCGATTACCTCAGTTATCGATATGAAGTGACCTTGATAGGCTAAGGAGAAAGAAACTCATGGCAATCTTCATGGGAAACAAAGTGGCGGTTGTCGTCGGCACCACTAACACGATTACGGATCACGTTTCAACCGTGAGCCTCAGCCGTGAGTTGGACGTCGTAGACATTACCGCTATGAACGACACGGTGGCTAACGCCATCACAGGAGTCGAGCGCTCAACCCTCAACCTTGAGCTCTACAACGACTTCGCAGCAAATTCCGTGAACGCTCTCTTTGAGGACGCTCTCGGTACCAAGCTCAATATCCGTCTCATTCCGGTATCAGGCACCGTAACGGCTACAAATCCGTCCTACACGATGTCCTGCCTCATCTCGAATTGGACACCGATCAATGGATCCGTGGATGGCGTCGCTTCTGTGAGCGCATCCTTCCCGGTAACAGCGATCACCAAGTCAAACTCATAACTTCATAAGGGGACTTTATGCACCAAATCAAGATCACCAAAAAAGATGGTCAGGAGCTTATTTACGACCTTACGCCAAGCGTCCGGGTAGCCTTCGAGAGTCACTTCAAGGCAGGATGGCGCAAGAGGCTCGTAGAGTTTCAGATGGACTCGGATCTTTGGTATCTCGCTTGGCTTTGCGAAAGCAAGGCTGGCAAGACCACAATCGAGTTCGGTGATGCCTATATCGATCAATTCGAAGATATTGACATCATTCTTGATGCAAAAAATGGATAGACCGCAAGGGAGACATCTACGAGATCGCGTCCCTTGCGGTACTAACCGGCATCGCGCCTAACGCTTTACTAGAGTGCGATCCGGCTATCTATACCGCGATCAAGTCGATTCTCCAAGAGAGAGCGATCAATACTAAGCGAGCAGCCGCAAGGAGGCGATGAGATGGCCTTACAGGGCGCCATTCGCGTCGATGATTACGACAAGCTTCTCAAGGATCTCAAAGCCATCAGCCCGGAGTTACGCAAGGACTTCACTAAGGCGCTGAATCGTGCGGTGCTTCCAGCCAGAGATGCAGCTCGATCCTTCGTACCTAATGACAATCCGCTTCGCAATTGGCGTCAGAAGGAGCCGACTTATACGAGTCTTTCATGGGCAAACGACTTTGAGCATCGTGGTCGTGACGCTGCCTATCGCTGGAAATGGGTGCCATCCTTGGTCAGAAAGGGCATCAAGATCAGCCGGACTCGCTTTGCGACAGGCCGAGAGTTAGGCGCAAAAATTGAGACGACAGCCATCTCACTTATCAATAGCGAAGCTCCCGGCATCATCTATGAATTGACCGGAGCTGGTACTCGAAAATCAATCCGAAAGACCAAACGTGTTAGCCGTAATCCCGATGCAGAGCAAGACTTCAAGCGCTCAATGGCAAGAGAGCGTGGCAGACCAAAGCGATTGGTCTATCGAGCAGCCGAAACACATGGCGCCAAGGTCATCAAAGAAGTCGAGCACGTCCTAGAAACACGGCTCTTGAAGTTCGTTAGGGGAGTCAGGTAATGGCATCAACAAGAAACGTCGTCGTCAATTTCGTCACCCGGCTTTCTGGCCGTGGCATCGAAAATATGGGTAAGCAGACCCGAGGACTTGATAGATCTCTGGATAAGTTACAGAGACGGCTCATAGGACTTGTCAGCTTTGGAGCCTTCTTTCGTTTTATCAAAAACAGTACCAAAGCCTTTGCAGAAGAGACCGGGCAGGTTCGTCAGCTTGAATTAGCGCTCAACAACCTTGGTCTGGCATACACATCCCTAACCGTTGAAAATACAATCGATCAATTGCAGCGGCTTACGGCTGTTGCCGATGATGAACTCCGGCCAGCACTCGCTCAACTTGTCCGACAGACGGCCGACGTCAGCAAGTCCACCGAGCTTCTTGAGCTTGCCATCAATGTCAGTATTGGCAGCGGTAAGTCACTCTCCACCGTCTCTAGAGCATTAGGTCGCGCCTATGATGGCCAGACGACAGCGCTTCGACGTCTTGATGCTGGTCTTTCGGCAGCAGCTATCGCATCTAAGGATTTCAACGTCATTCAAGCCGAACTAGAAGATAAGTTTGGAGGCGCTGCCGCCGCAGATCTGGATACCTATGCCGGAAAGATGCGAGCTTTGGCGGTGGCTTCGGACGAGGCGCGTGAGGCTATTGGTCTCGGTGTCGTCAAGGGAATCGAAGCTCTTGGCCGTGGAGACTTCCAGCAAGGCTTGAATGATCTTGTGACCGCAGCCGAAAACATAGGTCGAGGCTTTGAGCTTGCTGGCCGTGGTATCGCTCGATTCAGAGAGTTCTTGAAGGCACCACTCTTCTCTCTTGGAGATCAAGCAGCCCTCACCGGTCGATTCTTAGCTCAAGATATAGCGCTTGATGCAGCTGAACGTAAGGCGCAGATCGCGGACGTCGATCGACGTTACAAGCTAGAGCGTAAGGCGCTCAAGGAGCTTGCTCGCCAGAAAGACCAAGAGCGAGCCAAAGAGAAGGCAGAAGATCGCCGTAAGGCCGCAGCAAAGGCAGCAGAGAAGCGTCAGGACGAGATTAAGAAGCGTCTTGAAGAAAAGTTTGACATCGATGCTATCAATCTCCAAGCAGCCTTGAGTCGTCAATTGTCAGATGAGGATAAGGCTCGCGTGAAAGCGCTCCAAGCCATCCGAACAGAGACCGCACAGGATGACGAGGCTTCTCTCAACCGCCTTATCGAACTAGAGCGCAAGCGCACTCAAGACTCGCTCTTCGGTAGCTCTCTGGTCAAGAATCAACGGCTTTCGGATCTTGAGGCTGAATTGCAAGCACTTCTCAAGCTCGCAAGCGCTCGCATCGGATCTATCACCGGATTTCTGCCATCAACCGGCGTTGCAGCACCTACCTTGACCGGGGAAGCGGCACTCGAGGCCTATAACTTAGGAGCTCGCAACCTTGGCGTGGCTGGCGGTGCGGCCTTCTTGGACTTCCTCTTCTCAGGAGAGACCGTCAATCCGACCGGCGTGGCACCTTTGAACGCAACCGCACCGGCTGGCGGTGGTGGCGTGGTCGTTATTCAGAATATCCAAGGCAGTGTTGTCACCGAGCAAGAGCTGTTTGACAAGTTCCAAGATGAGCTCTTCCGATCAAACCGAGCCGGTATTCCGGGTCAGCTTGAATTGCTAGGTCGCTAATGGCTGGCGCGGTATTCAGCTGCAAGATCGACTTCTCCAATGGAGCTACCTTTGATCCGGCGCTTGTGCTCGATGATCCTTCAACTCCGTTAGATACATCAATCCTTGGAACCGCAGCATCAGACATCGTCGATGTGACGCCTTACGTCATCTTTGCTCGCATTCGTCGCGCCTATAACCGAACCGCGGATAGCTTCTTTGCTGGTACAGCTCAAGTTCGACTTGTCGATGAAGCCGGTATCTTCAACCCGGCCAATACCAGCGGTGCGAACTACGGCAAAATTCTTCCAATGCGCAAAATTCGCTTTGAAGGCACCTATAACGGCATAACCTACGCCTTGGGATCGATGTACATCCAAGAATGGAAATACACGTCTCCGACCGGTTATGACCCGGCTTTCGTGGATCTGTCATGCGTTGATGGCTTCCAACTTCTCAATCTGACGACCATTACAAGCGTATCCGGTGGCACAGCCGGTCAGACTACGGCTCAACGCATCACGAGCATCTTGGACGCTGGTAATTGGCCAGCCATGCGCAATATCTCGACCACGGCCACTACGACCGTTCAGGCTGACAATGGTGCATCGAGATCTCTTCTAGCGGCTTGCCAGACGGTTGAACAGACCGAAATGGGCGCCTTCTACATGGACGAGAATGGCTTTGCTAACTTCAAGAGCCGAAATGACATCATTACGGCTTCCGGTGGCACTCCCTATATCTTCACAGACGTCAATTCGACGAGTGCCATTACCTACCAAGCCGTAGCCTTTGACCTTTCCGATACCGGTCTGATCAACCGGGTCAGCGTGACTCGAACCGGTGGCACAACGCAGACCGTGAGCGATAGCGCATCTGTCGATCAGTATTATGAGCACAGCCGTATTCGAACCGGCATCATGCAGACCGATGCCGATGCCCTCGATCAAGCCAATCTTATCTTGGCAAGCCGAAAAGAAGTCGGTACAGATCTCACGCTTCAATCGATCACCCTCGATCTCTTCTCTGACCAAGATCCGAATCGTGTCGTGGCCGGTCTGGACATGGACATTTTCTCGCCTGTCCAAGTCACCCAAACCTTGCCCAATGGCAACGCAATCACTAATACCGTGGTGGCCGGTGTCGGTTATGACATCACTCCACGCAGTTTCACGGCTACTTTCACAACCGCACAGCCTTTCGCGGTAGGATTCGTGCTAGATTCCAGCGTCGATGGGCTACTCGATCAGGACATCTTGAGCTACTAGGAGAAGAGATGACGTTTCCAGCACAGAGTTTCACGACCGGTCAGGTACTTACCGCGGCTCAGATGAACGAGATCTCTACCGAGATCAATGATCTCTGGCGCTATACCTATCGAACGGTAAGCGGAACAAGTGACACGTTACTTCTCGCAGATTCATACAATAAGGCCATCAGTTATTCCAATACCGGCACGACAACTATCACAATTCCAAACTCATCTAGCGTCGCTTTCACGACCGGCGCAATTATCAATATCCTTAAAACCGGCACAACCGGAACCGTCAATATCGTTCAAGGTTCAGGCGTGACTATTCAGAGCGCTGGCACAACTTCGACCAGCCCGGTGATTACAGGTAGTGGAGCCTTTGCTCGCATTATCAAAACCGGTGGTGATTCTTTCATTGTCGAAGGTAATCTGGCTGGAATTGGCGGTGGCGGTGGCGGTGGTGGCAAAGTGTTGCAAGTGGTTCAGGGTACGACTTCAACATCAACGACAGTTGCAAGCGCTACGTTTACGGACACTAATCTATCGGCCTCAATCACGCCAAGTTCGGCATCATCAAAGATACTTGTCCTCGTTAGCCAATCCTTATACTCATACCGCGAAGCCAATTTAGGCGGCGGTGCTGCACGCATCTTGCGAGGAGCAACCGAAGTAGTGAACGGTTACGGCTCAAACTTCAACTCGACCCATTGGCTAGACATTGGAAACAGATCAGGCAATTACGTTGTGATGGGTGCGTTCTGGTCATATCAGTATCTTGACTCGCCTAATACCACTTCATCGACAACATACAAAACTCAAATTAGGGCAAACAATACGGCAAACGCTGGTTCCTTGATAGCAAATGAATCAAGTGCAACCGGAGTCATTACACTTCTGGAGATTGGTGCATAATGAACGATTCGACAATCATTGTCTTTGCAATTCGCAATCTTCGACCAGGTAGCGAATTCGTCTTTGAAAATGACGATTACGACACGATTCAATGGCATTCACTCAATGGCAATCCACCGACCAAAGCCGAGGTAGAGGCTGAAATTGCGAAGGTCAAACAGCAATTGGTCGTAGATGCTCAAGAGAAAGAAGCCAAACGAACAGCACTCTTGGATCGTCTCGGATTGACAGAAGAAGAAGCTCAACTTCTCTTATCGTGATTCGATCTCATAACGGATGGCCAGCGAGCCAAGATCGCAAGGCTATTGGGATTCAAAGCTATCGAATACCCGGCACTCGCGTCTCTTTCGCGTGTGCCAAGGCCGTCGCTCCGATCTTGGTCAATTTCGCGAGCGACTTTCATACCATGGTTGAGCCCATTGATAAGGGTCAGTTGGACGATTGGGGCTATGCCTATCGTCCTATTCGTGGCACAACGGTTCACCTGAGCAATCACGCCTCCGGCACAGCCATCGATCTCAATGCTCTCAAACATCCTCTCAATGCTTCTGGTACTTTCTCCAAAAAACAAGAGCGCACCATTCGCGAATTATGTGCGCATTATGGACTAAGATGGGGCGGTGATTACGAGGTGCGCAAGGATGAAATGCACTTTGAGATCAATATCAGCCCGGAGAAGGCCAAGCGCCTCATAGAAGATCTAGGACTTACCGATGCTCAATCCAAGAACCGTAAGAACCGCTAAACAACTTCTTGCATCATGGGCAAGAGTCGCAGCGTCAGCCGCGCTTGCCTTCTATGTCGCTACCGGTAGCCTCGATGCCAAGGCACTCGCTTCCGCAGCTTTGACGGCTGTTATCCCTCCCGTGCTCCGCTGGCTCAACCCAAACGATCAACTTGGTGCATGATGGCCGAAGTTGTGACGGCTCTCGGAGTCATTGCCGCGAGCACCATCTCGGGTATCGCTGCCCTCTATGCTGCCAAGGCTGAACGTAACTCACGTCCGGTATCCAATGGCTTTGCTACCGAGGTGACTACCGATCTACGCGAGCTTCGGTTACTCTTTATCGAGCATCTGAACAATCATCAGAAAGGGTAGGGGTGGAACCGGGACAACACACCAATCTTGTCATCGTAGGGACAAGATCACGGCCAGAAAGAGCCGTCACATGCTTCGAACAACTCAAGAAGGTCAGCCATATTTCAGACTTTCTCATCCTCATCAATGAAGATCAACAAGACCTTTATCCAGATATTCAAGGCGTCAAGCGCGTCATAGTCCCTGCATCATGGGGTAATACATCAACCGCAAAGGTCAATTACTTTGCAGATCAGAAACTCTATGCCGGGTATTTCACCGTTTCCGGCATCGATGACGATTGCTTCGTGACCACCGATGGATGGGATCTCTTACTCAGCCTCCCTCTCAAGGCCAAAGGTTATGGCGTCTCATGGGGTAACGACACAATCCAGAATGGTCGTGTCCCTACCAAGTGGACTATCACAAGCAACATCATCGAAGCTCTTGGCTTCGTCTCGCCTCCGGGGTTACGACATCTGTTCGTGGACGACTTTCTTGGTCGTATCGGCAAAGAACTCAACTCAGCGCATTACGCACCGAATGTCATGATGGAGCATCATCATTGGCTGAACAAGAAAGCCGACATGGACGAGACCTATCAAGAGACAAGCGCTCAGGAGACATGGGATCACGATGAAAAAGTCTGGAATGACTACATCACCGGAGACTTTCATGAGGATCTCTTGCGCGTGAAGCAAGCGTTGAAACTATGCTAAGGGTCAAGGTCACAATACCCGGAGCGCCTAGCGGTCTATCGCTGCAAGAGTTCACCGGAACTCACGATAACTTCGTCGATGGCGTTCAGTTTCACGTCAATACAGACTTTGATACTCCGGACGTCTGGCTGGTCTTTGATGATGGCATCGATGGACATAGCGCCTATATGGATCCGGCAAACATCTTTTATCTAACGGCCGAGATCTGTTATCCGATCGGTCGATTCGACGATAAGCGTGGTCAGGATTACTTGAGCCAATTCGCCAAGCTCTTTACCATGCACGACATCTTCGACGAGCGAACGCACTACACACGGCCATTTACTCAATGGATGATGAACGCCAATCATGGCTCATCGACCTATTGGGATAATCTTCGCGGTCGCGAATACTTCCGAGAAGTTCGATCCTTTGATAAGCGGCATGACCTGTCCGTGATCTGTTCGACCAAGGCCTTCACGCCGGAGCATTACGCCAGACTCAAGTTCGTCACCCGACTCAAAGAAGATCTCAAAGACCGTCTGCATTGGTACGGTAACGGCATCAACCCTCTTGCCGATAAGTTTGATGGCATCGCTCCCTATCGCTATCACCTAGCGATTGAAAATCGCTTTGGCCGGGATATTGTCTCTGAGAAGCTCTACGATTCTTTCTTAGGCCTTGCCTATCCCATCTATCACGGAGCACCGAACATCCATGACTATTACAACGAGTGGATGGTCAGCCCGATCAACATCTACGACTACAAGCGATCTCGCAATCAGATCTTGGAGCTCATCGATTCCGATGTCGCAGAGCGAAGCCAAAAGGATCTTATTCAAGCCAAGCATCTTGCGGTCGAGCAAGACAATTGGGTTATCAGGATGGCTCTCATCTGCCGTCTCTACTCTTTGCCTCACAAGAAGCAAGAGAGGATTACTCTCAGAGCCTTCTGACACGTTGTCCGAAATACCGGTAGAATCAGACACGGCATGGGACACTCATAACCTAGATCGAAGGGTGAGTGATGGCGCAACGCAAGACTAAGGCGCAGAAAGCATCAACGCGTCGATACAAGGAACGCATCGCAAAGCAAGATAAGCGCGAGCCTTTGCGTCCCATCGATGTCTGGGCGCTTCAAGTAACCGAGGCCTATGAAGCACTTATCCGTCAAGGCATGAAGCCGACGGATGCCATCTGGTACATCGAAGCCAAGACACGGCTTCCCGATTGGCTGCCTCAGCCACCGGAAGATGACCACGACGATGACGAGCTCGACT